GCCTTGACCCCATACTGATCAATGATCTCCATGTCACCCATTGACAGGTTCCTTGAAGACAAAGGTGCCATCAGCTTTAGCAATACCCCAAAGAGGTGGGCATTTTTGACCGCACACACAAACATATCCGGCAAAAGGTTTGTTTGTAGTTTTAGAGATACCGGCTTTGTAGAGCATCCGGACACCGCCATCACAATGTAACTCTCTTAGATTTTCAACCTCTCTAGTCAGGGTTGCCACTGGATTGACCTGCAAAAGATCCTGGTCAAGCTCTGCCTTTGGCTCAATTGACCATCCGGTGGCGGCAATCATTGACTCTTTAGGTGCAGTCTTGTTAGAGCCTTTTACCAGGATGAGACATCTTGCAATACAGCTTGTCGCCGTATCTTCCAGGTACCACTTCCTCATGTGCGTTGGGTACTGATCACGCTCACCCTTCGCATAATTTGTGACAGCCGGGAAAGGATCATTTAGATCACGCCACACACTGCCTTTAAATACAACAATACCCTTATCAAGATCCAGGGAATGGATACTCAAATCAATCCTGCCTACAGGGTAATTATTGATAAACCACTTGTTTAAAGTGGCCGCATCTTCATATTGACTGTAATCCATTATTACTTGCTCTCCCTATCCCAAAGACTTACAACCCTGTCCATCAAGTAATCATTATCTTGCACCAATTGTTTTTCACGCAATGATGGATGATTTGTGTAACGCACTCTTTGTACTTGCAAGGTAGGCTTTTTTGTATCAGCCTGACCGCGTTTGTAACCGGATTTAAAGCCTTTGTCATAGCCATTTTCTACAGCTACAATCCAAGTGACTCCAAGTAACAAAGCCACTAAAGTAAATAAACAGATTGTGATTAACCAACCATATATTTCATAGTTCATATTTCACCGCTTCCTTGAACTTGTCTAACCAATAACCCTCAACCATTTTGGCTGAGAGCCTACCTCTGACCTGTGTAGCACCCATAGCTTTGCGTGCATACTCCCGGATCAGAGAAGCCTTAACAAAGTGTTTGCGTTTGTCATCAACATACGCGCCACTTATCTTGTCCCATTTGACTATGGCCAAGTTATTGCCTTCATAAGACCATCCGGTAACTGCACCGGCTCTACATCATTGATGACTGTGTATTGAGTCCCGTTAGGATGAATTGATGGTGGTAGTACCACATAGCCTTTGTGTTTGATATCAATACCATTTATTAACTTGCCTTTGAACTGTAAGGCAGGATCAGCTTTAAAATAAAAATGGTAACCATCATCTGTTTTTACAGTGTGTGTGTTTAGTTTGACACACCACTCATAATAATTTTGCCACTCCTGTTTGCTTACTGCATTGCGTTTGTCAAAATCTAATACAACCAAAGATGATTGTTTGATTGCCAAACCAATATTTAAATCAGTATCTTTAAACCATTTTGCAACTGTCTTTAGATCACCACTTGCATCCAGGTAACCATGTCTTAAAAACTTGCATGGTTCTTTTGATTGTTTTTTTAGTGGCATTACCCACCAACCTTTTTGTGCATAAGCTACAGCGTTCATATCAACCCCCTTCAAGGTCAATTGCATTTACAAAAGCAATTGAAGCATACCCAACTGACAATTGCAACTACCCAAAGGCTTTGCCCAGGGCTACAAAACTCCCATCATTGTTAAACCGGATCATCTCAAAACTTACATTACCCCTCTTGACTGTCATTATGACCGCCCCGGCTTGCCAGTTTGCGTAGCCTTTGATGCCTAAATAAGACATCTTTGACATTGAACATGTATGTCCTACTTCAACACCCACTAAAACCCTCTCTAAACGCCCATTAAAGGCTTCTGAATGGCAGGTGTAGCCCATCCTATGAGAGTGACCAGTCACGCTTGAACGCCCCCACCGCTTTGCTATGTTAAGCGCGGTAGAGCCGCCAACCCTGGACATAGTTCCCTCATCTCCATGACAAAGAACAAAGTCAGTACCAGGTATCTCATAAGGCTTCTTGGCGTAGTAAATCCCAAGCTCTTTGAAATCCATAAACTTCTCATATTGCAACTCCGGCAACTCCATAAGACCAGGCACACGCATTACCGCTTTGTACAATCTATCGCCATGATTAGATCTTGAGACCACATCAGTTTTTAGATCATAAAGAATATCTTTACAAAGATCTCTGTCTGCATTAAGAGTTTGCTCAAAAGATTCCGGCTTGCCCTCTGACCATCTTGATATAGTATTTAAATCTAGCTCATCACCAACATTTAAAACTAAATCAAACTTGAAGGTATTGACTAACTTTTTTAAATTGACAATAGCCTCATCAAATTGAAATGGGACTTGCATATCTGAACAGATCAGATACCGGGCATTGAAACTTTTGTCCCGCTTAATCTTCTTCCTCATCATCTTCCCAAGGTTTTCTTATTGGATCATCCGGAGATACAATCCAATCCGGATAACTAGATCTGTCCATGGCAAAAGCAAGTGCAGTGGATTCTGACATTCCGGCTTTACGACAAGCTTCATAAACCTCTTGAGCCGCAATTGCCCAAAAATCTAATTTAGTTAAAGGTATGTCTTTTGTGGTACGCCTTTTTTTGGCTATCTTTTTGCTTTTGCTTTTGCGTGTAGTGGCCATAGGTCAATTGTAAATCACAACACTCCTGATATTGCCCGGTGGACACCTTCCTCAAGTGTTATTTTTGGTGTGTAGTAATCGCTCATCATTGTTGGATTACCTACCCGGTAGGCGACCCCTGCCGGCTTATCTGAGACAATGTGAAACTTAGGGTATTTATCAACACCTAAAGTATCCAGGGCTATCTTGGCCAACTCCACAAAGGTGGTTGCCCGGCCTGTACATAGATTGACTGTTTGATTGCAGTCATTTTTTGCCATCTCACAAACTGCATCCACTACATCATCTATATGTATGAAATCCCTTGTTGTATTGGCTCTACCCCATATATCAAATGGATTTGAGTTCATCATGGCTCTTTGGATTATTGAGGGGAATGGGTAGGTTAGATCCTGGTCAGTGCCATAGCCACTAAAAGGTCTTAGGGTTAAGACCTTTGTACCTGTCTCTCTAAGATAATTTACTAACATCTCACCGGTCAATTTAGACCAGCCATAGGTCATATCCGGTGCGCCTATCTTTTTAAAGTTTATGTCATTCTCTTTAAGTTTATGTTTTTTTGCAATGGTTTGTAGTTCAACCGGATAAGCGGCTGATGAGCTAAAATAAACTACATAAGGCTGTTTTGTAATCATGCACCAATTTACAAACTCTGCATCTATGGCTAGATCTACGGCTAAGGTCAAGGGTGCCTGTTCAATCTGTACTCTGCCACCCACGATGGCGGCAAGATGTATGACTAGATCATATTGCTTTGTCTCTAGCTTAAAAAAGGCTCTGCAATCTGTACCATTTTTTAGATCTACCAGTGTGAACTTTGCGTAAGGTAAGGCACGCCTAAAAGCCCGGCCAACAAAACCATGTGAGCCGGTAAGTAAAATGTTCATCTGTAGTGTCTAACAAGGGCGGCATACTCTTTGGTCAAAAAATACTGTTGCAGGGTCAATAAATCTTTTTCATACCACTTAGGATCATTGACTCTAAGATAACCCTCATCGATCTCAGCTTTACCGGCAACTGGATGCAGATGCTCAATAATTACATCAGGTAGATACTTTAAACAATTCAAATCAATGCCTAACTGTTTTACAAAGTTATCAAAAAACAGGTGTATGCATCCTGGGAAGGTCATACCTCTCAACTCATTAACAAGAGACCTGCTCATTGCATAAGCTGTAGGCAGATTACCACCTTGCAAAAGATCATTGCCATAGGCAATACCACTATCAAAACCTATCGCTTCCATAAGGGCTTTATCCCAGCCCTGGGTTCTAGGAAGGTGATCATCACCCATGAAAATAAAATAATCGTATAAAGGGTATGCAGTAATATCCAAAAGCCTAACCGCACCATCATTAAGAGACTTAGCACAACCGCCTGTTTTATTGTCAGCCGGTAGGCATCTATAGTTTCTTTCATCCTCTTCCTTAACATACTTACTCCAAAGGACATCATCATTATCAATTACAAAATAAAGATCTGCCTCTGCACCGGTGTCAATAAAGGCTTGAGCAAGCCGGTAAGCATTTTGAGGTCTGCCCCTTGAAGGTACTACCACGCAACTCTTCATGGCAGTAGCGTAGATTGATTACCTACGATTTATCAGCAGGTCATAAAGCGTGTCTAATTTAACCTCTATCTTGGCAATCCGACCCTCTAAGTTATGTTGGCCATTATTATCAGGTTTAAGCTCTGATAGATAATGTTTAACTAGCCACCGGACTGTGGCAACAAAAGAGCCTACAATTGTGATTGTAGATACTGCCAAAGCCGCCCAGTCATTCATGCTCATTAGCTGTTAATACCAAAAGCCTTGTCTTGACCATCAAAATATCTGATTAAAGGTGCTACAAGTGCACCTGCCAAGATAGATAACTCCGGGCGCACATCTGCTACCAAAGCTAAAGCTGTGGTGACAGTGGCAGCGGCTACGCTGCGTGCATAAGATTTTAGAATTGCTTTTTGTTTTGCACTTATCTTCATCATAATCCTAACTGTTTAATTTTTTGTTTGACTTGATCTTTGTCCATTTTAATCTCAAAGTGCATTTCATCTTTGCGCTTTTTGTAATGCCCGCCCCAGGCCAATCCATATTTAGTTATTAGTAATGTGATTATATTACACTGTTCTTTGTTAAATGTATTTGACTTGCCTAGTGGATGTTTTAAAGCGTTCAAATCCACCGCTGTACCAGAGCTGTGATTGCTTAAAACTTTGTCAGAGCCTCTTGTCATTCTAAAGGCATAACCCCAGTCATCTAATTGACCTTGATCTATAGGCTCTACAAGCTCATGAAATTCTTTGCAAAATGAGACAAGTATGGGTGCAACAACTTGAGCACAAGCAATCTTGAGTGCAGTGCCAGGTATGTTAAAAGATTGTATGCCTAAAGCTAAGCGGTCTTCACTAGCCGGCCAACCATTAGGGCTAGTCAATTCCTTAATTTTTGCCACTGCAAACTTGTTTCATTCCAATCCCATCTCATGCCATCAATAGGCATAGGGGTTGGTGGTTGCCAATTAAAATCATTATCTAATGACCAAGATGGATAAGGTTGAGGTGCTATAAACACATCTGCAACCGGATCATAAGAATAGCCAATAGCTGCATATCGTTTTCTGATGCGGTTATTGTATGAAGTACGCTTACAGACTTGACCTCTAAAATTGCCATACCAGGTTTCTGTATCTAATCCTTCAATTAACTCAGTTTCATCAATACCGGTAATAACCTCTGTAACAAAATTATTTTCATCTAAAAATGCGTAATGTGCCATTATACCCAGCTCACATTTCCAGTACCAGCAGTAATTGTTGAGACTTTATCTCCACTAACTGTTGCAGTGCTACCTGTTAAACCTGCACCGATTGTTATTGTGTACACTGCGGGGTATCTAAGAATTACAATACCTGAGCCACCTGCACCTGGTTCATTATTGATACCTAAATCAACTCGACTTCCATCCCCACCGCCACCACCGCCTGTATTTATTGTGCCACTTCCTGCATTTGCTGAGGTGTAACCAGCTGATCCTGCACCACCACCGCCTGATCCACCTGCACCTGGATTTTGTCCTGAACGATAAGTAGCACCACCACCGCCGCCTGCATAAGTTACTGATGTTCCTGTAATTGAATTGCTAGCGCCTGATCCACCTGACCCAGCATCACCACTGCCACTTCCTGAAATATTTGAAGTACCGCCAACCGAACCTGCACCCCCACCACCGCCTGTACCTTCAGCGTTTGTACCATTACCACCAGCATTACCCTGTGATGGAGATGTTGCAGGAGTGTTACCAGCCGCACCTGCTGTTTGTGCAGATCCTGCACCACCACCGCCTGATCCACCTGTTAAAGCAGGCGAACCTACCCGATCATTACCACCACCACCACCGCCATTTGATGTTATTGTTGAAAAAACGCTATTACTTCCGCTATTCCCAGCAGTAGGAGTTGTTGAAGGTATGGCAGCGCCTGCGCCTACTGTAACTGTAAAATTTGTTGATGTTGCTAATCCAGATAGTGTGCCAGTTCTATATCCACCTGCGCCACCGCCACCGCCGTACCCATTTGCATCTCGGTTGCCTGATCCACCGCCAGCAACTACAAGGTACTCTACATTTAATGGTGCTTTACCCTGGCCACTTATAGCGCTAATTATGTTTAACATTTATGCAATAGCTCCTATGACATACCAAGCATTAGCAGCTGTTTTGATACAAGCTGCAGATTTGTATTGTGCAAGGGTTGGAGATGCTGCAACTGCGCCTGCACTTAGTACTGTTGTCGTACCAGGTGTAACTGCGCTTATAGTTACTGCGCCAACACCAATATTTAATACTGTAATAACTGTGCCTACTGGAAAAGCATAAGTAGCATCTGTTGGTAACTTAAATGCTATTGCTGTTGCTTTATTCATTTGTACAAGCTGTTGGTACTCATCACCACTTGCTGCTGTGTAATCTACGGTCTTAGCAACTTGCACTGCAAAGGCTGGTAAGCCGTTAAAAATTGTACTGGTAAGAACATCACCAGTAACTACTGGAAAAGTTGGCATTTATATCTCCTTAATAAGATAATACGCTTTCGTCTATGACACCGTAATCTACGTTGCCTATTATAAACCCATCTATGACAGGTTCTAGCGTTGTAAACACCACCTT